AGATTGACGTTTGGAATTATTGCGCAAGTTATCAAAATATATTCTCAGAAAATTATTTATCAATGATTGAGAGCGTCGATTTAATGATGCTAAAAGATACCAAAACCAAATCTTATATTGCATTTGAGAATGGTATTTTAGAAGTCACAAAAGACTCTATTAAATTGGTTGATTATATCGACGTCGACGGCTACGTTTGGAAGTCTCAAATTATTCAGAGAGATTTTATTCAATCCGAAGACTTAGAAAACGAATATAAGACTTTTATAAATAATATTAGTAATAATGAGCCAATTGCTATTGAGTGCGTCGTTGGGTATCTTTTAAGCACTTATAAAAACAAAATGAATAATAAGGCTATAATCTTAAACGATGAGGTTATAAGCGAAAATCCGGAGGGAGGAACTGGAAAGGGTTTATTTGTACAAGGTTTAAAACAAATTAGAAAAATATCAATATTAGACGGAAAGTCTTTTGACGATAAAAAATCCTTTCCATACCAAACCGTATCACCAGAGACTCAAGTTTTAGTATTTGACGACGTCAAAAAGAATTTTGACTTTGAGAGCAAATTTAGTTTGGTGACGGAGGGAATGACTCTCGAGCGTAAAAACAAAGACGCTATTAAGTTAAAAGTTGAGGAGAGTCCTAAAATGGTTATCTCTACAAATTACGCAATCAAAGGAGAGGGAAATTCTCACGATCGTCGTCGATTTGAGATTGAATTTGCACAATTTTACGGAAAGGCTTTGACGCCTTACGACGAATTTAATCGCCAACTATTTGACGACTGGGATGAGGAGGATTATAAGCGCTTTGACAATTATATGGTTTACTGTTTACAATCTTATTTGAAATTGGGCTTAGTACCTCAAAACGCAAAGAATATAAAAATGCGTAAATTTATAGCTGAGACTTCAATGGAGTTTTTAGAGTGGATTAAGGATATTGAAAACGTACCTCACAATCAAAGACTCGAAAAATCTTTTTACTTTAATAATTTTACAACCGAGTACCAGGATTATAAAAAATGGTTGACAAATAAAAAGTTTAATATTTGGGTACAAAAGTATTGCAATTTTATAGGAGCAAAATATAACGACGGAAATACTAACGGGATGCGTTGGTTTATTATAATTACAAATGAAAATAAAATTGTCGAGCACGACGATATTGCTTTTTAGATTAAAAAATAAATTTTTTAATAAAAATTTTTAATTATTAAATAAAGTTTTGTATCTTTGTAAAAGTAGAGTCGTCGCTACAATAATAATATTACAAAAATCCCACAATGATAAAGACGACGACCTTTTGATTTGTGGGTTTTTATTTTATGGAAATTTGGAAAACAATCACAAATTTTGAAAATTACGAGGTTTCTAATTTAGGAAGAATTAGAAGAAAATATTTAAAAGGTTATAAATTTAGAAAACCAGTTAATCAAAGAGGTTATTTAACTATTACATTTTCTATTGGATCTAAATTTAAAAAATTTCAATTACATAGGTTAGTTGCTTTTGAATTTATAGAAAATATAGATAATAAAAGATGCGTTAATCATATTAATGGAATTAAAACCGATAATAGAATTGAAAATTTAGAATGGGTTACTCATTCTGAAAATGAAAAACATTCTTTTGATGTTTTAGGAAAAATAACTAATGGAATAATAAGGAGAAAAATTCCTCTAAATGATATTAATATTATAAAAAATTTATATAGTTTAGGTTTAACTCAAGTTGAAATTGCTAAAAAGTACAATGTTAGTCCAAGCGCTATTTCTTTATTAATTAATAATAAAACTTATTCAAAATGGCTCTAGCTTTAAGAGACTACCAAATTAAAATCTCAGCTCAGGCAGCTGAGGTTTTGGATCACAAAAAAATCGTTTATTTAGCGATGGAGGTGAGAACTGGAAAAACTTTGACGGCTTTAAATACCGCAAAGCTATTCGGAGCTAAAAATGTCCTATTCCTAACTAAGAAAAAAGCAATCTCGTCTATTCAGTGGGACTTCGATAACTTCGGATTTGACTTTGATTTAACAATTATAAACGACGAGAGTTTACATTTAATCGACGGAAACTTTGATTTGATTATTCACGATGAACACCACCGCTTTGGAGCTTATCCAAAGCCGAATAAAGTTGCTCAGTTATTTAAAAAGCGTTATTCAAAATTGCCTATGATATTTTTATCCGGAACGCCAACTCCGGAGAGTCATTCGCAATGGTTTAATCAATTTTGGGTTTCCGATCATTCGCCATTTAAACAATATACGAACTTTTATAAGTGGGCGATTGATTACGTTGACGTAAAAGAGAAACGCTTAGGCTATGCTGTTATAAAAGACTACAGCCAGGCCAAAGAGTCATTAATTAAAAGACTCATTCAAAACTATTTATTGACTTTTACGCAAGCGCAAGCCGGATTCACAACCTCAGTTAACGAAATGATTTTAGAATGCGAGATGCAACCGATAACCAATTTGATAATTAACAAACTAAAAAAGAATTTAGTTGTTAAGAACACCGACGGCCAGGTTATTCTCGGAGATACCGGAGTTAAATTGATGCAAAAAATTCACCAATTAAGCTCAGGGACTTGCAAATTTGAGGACGGAACTTCAAAAGTAATTGATTACTCAAAGGCTGAATTTACTCTCGAAAAATTTAAGGGAGTAAAAATTGCAATTTTTTACGTCTTCAAAGAAGAGTGGAACGCCTTAAAATCAGTTTACGGAGATAATTTAACAAACGACGTCGAGGAGTTTGACAATTCCGATAAAAATATCGCTTTGCAAATCGTCTCCGGCCGTGAGGGAATAAGTTTAAAGAATGCAAAATATTTAGTCTATTATAATATTGCTTTTAGTGCAACGAGTTACTGGCAATCTCGCGACAGATTAACGACAATGCAACGACAATCAAATGAGGTCTTTTGGATATTTAGCAAAGGAGGGATTGAACTTGACATTTACAAAGCCGTATTAAAAAAGAAAGATTATACTTTAAAAATTTTTAATCAAAATAATTTGCGTATTTAAAAATAAAATTATTATATTTGTACAACCGCCAAAGTAAAGTATTTAATAATTCCCTTTTCTTTTGCGCTTGGCGGTAGCAATCGAGGAGGGTTTATTTTTTATATTATGAGTAAAGAAAATTTTTTAGAAATTTTAGGAGCCATTTTTGTTTTTTTTATTGGCTTATTATTTTGGTTTGTTATTTTACATTTTATTTTTAAATATTGGTAGTTATGAAAGAAATACGAAAAGAAAATTTTTTCGACTCAGTTGAAAATCCTTTTGCACAAATTCAAAAGAATAAACCAAAGCAATATCAAATCGGTATTGATACCTTTGAACGAGCTGAGGCAAACTTAAGTAAGGAGGAAATTATAGCTATTTGCAAATTTAATATTGACAAATATTGCTGGAGAAAAAAAGATCAAGACAAAGAGGATTTTAAAAAAATTATTGATTACGCCAATTGGGCGATAAAAAATTTATAATGGAGTATCTAATAGTAAAGAATAATAAAATCGGTATTCACTTATTGCCTCAGGTTGGAACTTCGGGGCGTGAGTTTCGAATGATTGGAACGGCTAAGAATTTAGAGATGCCAGAGAAGTGGAGCAACGATAAAAAAGCCTTTTGCTCTCATTACATTTATACATTTAAGTATTTAGATAATGGCGAATTTTTTGAAATGGAGTTTGACTATAATGATAACTTTATAAAAAAACTATGAAACTAATTGCAGCAATTTTATGTTATGAGTTTATAAGGCCGAAAATAGTTTGGTTATGGTATTTTTTAATTAAAATAGGCTCAAAATGAAAGGTAAAAGACACGTCCCAAAGGACGACGATTTAATCGAGATCATTCAATTTGTAACTTGGTTGCGTTTGGAATGCGATTTTAATTCAATATACCTTTGGGATTACAAAGGAAAAAATTTAACCTTAGAGGAATTATTAATAATATACAGAAAAAAAAATGAACAATAAAGAAGAGTTAATCGTTGAAATTATGGCCTGGATCTCAGTAATCACGTTGGCCGTTGCCTTTTTTTTTATAATGACTCATTAATGTCTAAATAATGTCTAAAAACTATTTTAAATGTCTAAAATTCTCACAGAGCAGCAAATACAAACTAAGATAAAAAAGAAACTCCAGGCGCAAGGGTATTTTGTAACCAAGTTAATAAAGACCTCAACAAATGGCATTCCGGATCTCTTAGCTATCAAAGACGGAAAGGCGACGTTTATCGAAGTAAAAAAAGAAAATGGTATATTGTCACCTTTACAGGAATTGAGGCTCTCAGAGCTTAAAAAATACGGCTGTTTTGTTTATGTCTGGAGTGATTGGAATGTTGAATTTAAAAGTAAATAATATGCTTACAATAACAAACGAGGATAACATGGAATTAATGGCTCGTTATCCGGATAATTATTTTGATTTGGCTATTGTCGATCCTCCTTATGGTATTGATAGAAATGGAATGTCTATGGGAAATTCTGTTTTTAAAAAAGATGATAAAAAATGGGATTCAGAAATACCAACAAAAGAATATTTTGATGAGCTTTTTAGAGTTAGTAAAAATCAAATTATTTGGGGCGGAAATTATTTTCCTTTACCACAAAGTCAATATTTTGCTATTTGGGATAAAGGCGATACAATGTACTCAAGGACTTTTGCAGAATGCGAATATGCTTGGGTTAAATTTGGAGGAACTAGAATTTATAAGAAATCACCAAATCAACCAGAAAGAATTCATCCAACTCAAAAACCAATATCTTTATATAAATGGTTACTCGATAAATACGCAAAACCTGGAGACAAAATACTCGACACTCATCTCGGCTCAGGCTCAATCGCTATCGCTTGTCACGATTATAAATTTGACTTAACTGCGTGCGAGCTTGACAAGGAATATTTTGATAAGGCAATGGAACGTATTAAAAACCACACAAATCAAACAAAATTATTCTAAATTTGTTACAAAATAACTTTTTACCGTTATATTAATATATTTACTATATTTGTCAAATGATAAAACCGTATACAATATCGACTCAAATGTGGTTGGAACAGGAAGACGACAATCTCGGACTCAATGGATCTTTTGTGGATTTTAGAGTCAACGTCGATAGTATTGACGGTTATTGGGTTGAAACTCCGGAGGAAATTGTATTGATTGTAAGAGGTACGGCCTATTATATTGAAAACGAAACTCACGTATTGCATTTTTTAAGTGAGTATTTTAATCCGATGAGGCTTTGATAATCCACGAACTCGCTAAAAAGGACGCTCAGTGGCGAAAAATGGCTTTACAAATTTGTAAATGCAAAGACTTAGCGGACGAGTTGGTGCAAAATATGTATCTTAAATTATCGGAGAGGACTATTCCTGTCTCCGACGGCTATATTTTTGTAACTTTGAGATCATTATTTTATGACTCTCTTAAAAATAACGATATTTTAATCGACGATTTTAGTAAATTTGAAATCGAAGAGGAGGAATATAACGAGGGCATTGATTATAAAGAACTATCAAAAGACTTGACTTGGTACGAGAGGACTCTTTTTGAACTTTCAACGCTACACGGTCAACGTGAACTCTCAAGACAAACCGGAATACATATTCAAACTATTCACCGAGTTAATAAAATGGTTAAATTAAAACTAAATGGCAAAAAAAAGGATTAAAAAAGAAATACAAGGATTGGGCGACGTGGTTGCCAATTTAACCTCAGCGGTTGGGATTGAGCCTTGTGATAATTGTAAGGACAGACAATTTACTTTAAACCGACTTTTTAACTTTAAAAAGGTTAAGTCGGAAATGACTCCAAATGATAAGGAGCATTTTAAGATATTTTTAGAGGCAAAAGGCCAAAGAGTAATCGACGGAAGACGAACTGAGTTAATTTTCGAGGACGTTGACTATTTAAACGGACTTTATAAATACTATTTTGGAATTGATAACTCAAATTGTCCGAATTGCTCCAAAGTTCACGAAACGATTATCAAAGA